CTCGGCGGGCTCCTCGGCCGCGGCCTCGCTGGCGAGCGCGGCGATCTCGGCGGCCGCGGCCTCGTCGGCCTCGGTCCCGGTCTCCGCCTCGGCTGCGGCCTCCTCGACCGTCGCGGCCTCCGACTCGGGGGCCTCCGGCTCGGCGGGCTCCTCGGCCTCGAGCTTGGCGAGCGCCTCGCGCGCGGCCTTCACCGACGCGACGGCCTCCTCGACCTCGGCCTTGAGCTGGTCGAACGGACGGTCGTCCGTGACGAACTTCTCGGGGGACGCGCCGACCTCGCCGAGGCGGGCGGTCGTCTCCTCGATGAACTGCTGGAGGGCGTCGGCGTCGAGTGCGCCGATGTCCTCGGGAATCTGGAAGAGCGGATCCATCGCGACGAGCCTCCTATGCGGAACGCAGGTTGAGTGGTGCGAACTACTCGGTTTGCGCTCGGCGGCTATGTCGCCTCGCTGACGGGGGAGCGGCTATGTCGCTCGATCCGCTGCGCCGTAGTAGACCACGCGCCGCCCGCGAATCCGCCGGGTCGACTCCGTCGGCCCTCCACGGTATGCTCGCCGGGCCGTGGTCCCCGTCCTCGTCCTCTACCCGTGGCTGCCGAAGTCGACCGACACGTCGAGCGGCTTCGACGCGGCCGAGGGCGGCCAGGCCGGGCGCGTCGGCCCAATCGAGCGGCGGGATCCTTGCGAGGGAAGCAGGCGGCGGGCGCAGGGGTCTAGAGCGCTACCCGCGCTCCCCCTCTAGCCCAACCCCTCGAGAGGAGGCCCGACGATGGCTGACCGCTCCGGGGCGGGTCGGCTTCGGTCGTTCCGCCTCACCGACATCCCTATCGAGATGCGCCGCGCCGCCGTGAGTCGCGTGGCTACGGTCCGGGTCCGCGACGACGACGCCGACCCGCGCGACCGGCTGTTCGCGCGCCTGCAGGAGGACGGGGGCGAGCGCGACCGGCTGCGCGCCGCCGCCGAGCACCCGTCGCCGACGGTCTACTGGGTCAGCGCCGCCGCGTACGAGCGCGCCCTCGGCAGGCGACCGTGAGCTGGCACGTATGGTGCGACGGCTCCTGCCAGCACGGGCTGCGCGAGGCTCCGCGCGGCGTCGGCGGCTGGGGCGGCTGGTGCGCCGTAGTCGAGCACGGGAGCGACGGCCAGGTCGTTCGCGGGCGCGTCCCCGACACCACGAACGTCCGCATGGAGATCCGGGCGGCGATCGAGGGCCTCCGCGTCGTCCCCGACGGCGAGCAGGTCGTCCTGCACACCGACTGCACGACGGTCGCGCTCGCCGTCGCCCGCTGGCGCGAGGGCCACAAGCCGAACGGCAAGGACGCGAAGATCTGGCGCGAGCTCGAGCGGCAGCTCGACCGGGTGCCGGTCACGCTGCGGCTGATCCTGCGCGGCGAGCGCGACCCCGTCCACCGCCGCTGCCACACCATCGCCGGCGCGGAGGCGCGCGGCGGGCTGCGCGACCTGCCCGCGAACAGCGTCCCCCTGGACGAGCTCGGCGGCGACCACCGCATCCGGCAGGGGTTCCGTCGCAGCCTGCGCCGCGTCGAGGTTCCGAACCGGACGTGCGACCTGTGCGGGAGCGTCGGCGGCCACCGCCGCTGGTGCCACCGCTTCCAGCCGTCGCTCCCCTAGAAGCCGAGGCGGGCGGGGCCTGAGGACGCCCGCCCGCCTCTGAGTCTGGGTAGACGACTCGACGGCCATCCTAGGGCCATCGGCGGACGGGTTCTAGCGGACCCGCGAGACGCAGGGGTCCCCGGCGGAGATCTGCCAGATGATCAGGAGTACGTCGCCGCCGACGTCGACCCCCGGGTCGAGGACCCCGTCGGCGGTGATGTGCGCGGTGTCGACGATGTCGGCGACGGGGACGCCGCCGCTGAACTTCAGGACGCTGATGAGGCCGCCCTTCGGGTTCAGCAAGCCGTCGACGGTCGCGCTGCCAGAGCCGCCCTCGACGTCGGAGCCGAGCATCTTCGCGGAGACGTCGGTGATGGGGTTCGCGCCGTCGCCGGTCGCGATCGAGACCATGATCTCGGGGTAGCTGGACGACGGGTCGGCCTCGACGGCCTCCGCGAGCGATTGGCTGAGCAGGGTCTTCATGTGTGTGGCCTCCGTTCGGGGGTTTCGTGCGAGTCTACGACGGGGCCGGCCCGAGCGTCCAGTCGATCGCGGTCGCGTCGCAGCCCAGCTCGGGCAGGTCGCCGACCCACAGGTGGGCGCGTCGTCCAGGGTCGAGGCCGTCGCCGCCGCGGCGATGCGAGTTCATCACCGACGGCACGGTGTCGGGGTGCTCGACCAGCGACGGCACCGACGCGAGCGGGGGCCGCTCCACGGAAGCAAGAAACCGGCCCGCGATCTCGTCGTCGGCGACGAAGTACCGGTAGCGCTGCTCGTCGTACCAGGCGACCAGGCGCGCCGCGAGGTCGGCCGGCCACAGCGTCGCGACGACCGGGATCCACGTGCCAAGGGTCAGGACGGCCCAGGAGAGGCCGAGGGCGCGCGCCTGGTCGACGGCCGCGACGTACTTCGCGGGCTTCCCCGGCACGAAGAACGCTAGGACGTCCTCGGGGCGAGCCGCAGCCGCCCGCTCGACGCCCTCCACGAGGTGGCCGCACACGACCACGTCGTCCTGGACGACCAGGACGTGCGATGCGCCCGCCGCGACCCCGTCCTCGAGGCACGCCCGGTAGGTGCGCCACGGCGACAGCGGGCCGTCCGGGTCGGGGTCGTAGACGACCTCCGCCCCGTCGAGGCACTCAAGCAGCTCGCCGGCGAGCTCCGCGCGTCGCGGGTGCGCCTGGATGCGGACGGCTACGGCTACGGGACCGTGTAGATCGGGCTGAGGCGCGGCCCGATCGTGTACGTGCCGCCGCGGACGTTGCACACCGGGGTGTACGCGAACGTCGCGTACGCGCGGACGCGCACCTCCGTCCCCGACGGGATCGCCCCGGCGAGGCCGAACTCCACGACCTGCGACCGGCCGAGGTTCGCGTCGTGGCAGGTCACGAGGCCGCTGGCCGCGACCTTCGCGACCTTCGTCGCCTTCACCTTTCCGGCGACGATGATCTGCACCTCGACGGCGCCCTTCGACACGTTGTTCGTGGTGCTGTCCACCTGGACAAGGCCGGTCAGCTTCTTGTTCGCGTAGGCGAGCTGGCCGAACGGCTTCCCGCTGAGGTCCCAGGACAAGCTCGGCCGGACCTTCTTGCGGGTCAGCGTCGAGGTGCCGGAGGCGGCGATCCCGAACGGCGTGGAGACCGTGACGACGTCGCCGTCGACCAGGGTCACCTGGCGGGCGACGTCGGTCAGCGCGCCGTTCGTGAGGACGACCCAGTCGCCGACCGAGAGGCCGCCGTCCGCGACCGTGACGCTCTGCGTCTTCCCAGACGTGATCGTGTCGGTCGTCGTCGTCGAGAAGTCGCCGGAGACGTCCACGAACGGGATGGGGTTCCCGGCCGCGTCCACGAACGAGCCGTCGGCCGCGATCAGGTCGGCGATCGGCATCGCCGTACCCGGCACGAGGACCGTCATCTGCGGGTCCGTCGGGGTCGGCATCACGTGAGGGCCACCGACCCGGTGATCTCGTTCCCGTCGTCGTCGAGGGCGACGACGACGAGCTGGCTGTTCTCGAGGTCGAGGTAGACGGAGTAGTTGCCCGCCTGCATCTCGTCCGTGTCGGCCGGCCCGGTCGCGTATACCGGGGCCTTCGCCGAGTGGAGGACGAGCGCCGTGTGGTCGACGTAGGCGCCGCCCGATCCGTCGTCGAAGCTCTGGTGGCCGACCGCGAAGAACCCGCTGGAGTCCGTGACGACGCCGGCGAGGGCCGCGCCGACCGCGACCCGGTTCCCGTCCGCGTCCTGGTGGTAGATCAGGCCGTCGTCCGCGAGGAGGAGCGCCACGCCCTCGACGGCGTCGACCCCCGACCCCAGTAGGAGAGGGAACTCTGCCACGGCGCGGAACCTAGCACGGGACGTCCGCGCCGCCCGTTTCCCCCGTTCGGGGGACAAGCCGGCGCGCCGTCGCGGCCGATAGTTGGACCCGTGCCTACCGATCCTCCCCACTGCGCCGTCTGCCAGGGGCCATACCGGACGAGCGAGGGCGAGCCGCGCTTCTGCGAGTTCTGCCCGGTCCTCGACGACGAGGACGTTCCCCGGCTGCCGCCGCTGCCGCTAGACGTCGAGCGGCCTGCGCGCTAGCTCGAGTACGCGCTCGTACGCCTCGTCCGAGCCCGGCTCCGGCCACACCTGCCGCCACCCGTCGCCCTCGCGGGGCGCGGCCTCCTGCTCGTAGTCGAACGAGTCCACGCCCTCGACCGCGAGGAAGTCCGCGCGGGCGGCGTCGATCTCGTCCTGTGACGTCCAGTCTCCGCACACCCACAGGACGGCGCGCTCCTCCTCGTTCCACGAGGTCTCGCCGCAGCCGCCGTCGGGGGCGTGCTCGGCCGCGACCCGCCGCAGCTCCTCGACGACGTCGCCCACCGCCACGGCCTCCTCCGGCTCGTCGTCCTCCGGGAGCGCCGGCGCCGCGCCGTCGACCCGGGCGTACAACTCGGCGAGCGTCTCGCCCTCTGCGGTCGGCTCGCCCAGCCACTCGGTCGTCTCCTCGGCCGTGAGCGGCGAGAACACGATCTGGCTGGCGCACCGGCCAGGGCGACGCACCGCCGCGTTCAGCTCCCCGAGCTCGTCGTTCGTCGTGACGAGGACGAGGACGCGCAGCCCCTGCCCGATCAGGCCGTCCACGACGTTCAGGAGCCGCGACAGCCCCTGCCCGTACTTCTCCTTCGCCTTCGCGGAGAGCAGCTCGCCCGTGTCCTCGAGGATCAGCACGCGCCACTTCCCCTCCGGGTCGGCCTCGCCGCTGACGACCTCGCCCGGCTCGGTGAGCGCCTCGTACGAGTCGGAGAGCAGCACGTCGACCATGTACGCGGCGTTCTCCACGAAGAAGGCGTCCGGGTCGGTGATGTAGTGGAACTCCGCCCACGGCAGCCACTCCGACACGAGCGCGCGCAGCGCCCACGTCTTCCCCGTCCCCGGAGGCCCCTGCCAGAGCAGCAGCAGGCCGCCCTTGCCCGGCTCGAACGACCCCATCAGGCCGTCGAGCTCGGCGCGGACGGACGCGGAGTAGTTGCGGCTGATCTGCTCCCACGGAGACGCGTCGATCATCCGCAGCCGACGGATCGGGCCGTGCTGGCCGAGCATCCAGAACGTGACGGGTACCCGGTCGTCGGTCGAGTCGAGGTAGGTCGCCGGGTAGAGCGTCCGGAACATCGAGAGCGCCTGGCCGACCGAGTCCGACGACGCGCCCGCGATGGTCGCGGACGCCCACCCCGAGCAGACCTCGACCAGCGCGAGCGTCCCGTCGGGGAGCCGGTAGAACGCCCTGCTCCCCTCGCGGAACAGCTCGCCGCGGACGCCCCCGACGAACGCGCCGTCGTGCGGCCACGTCGCCTGGTCGAGCGCGGAGTGGCCCGACTCCATGACCGCCTGCTGGAAGAGCCGGTGCGCGTGGCCGCCGAAGTACATGTCGTAGGTCGGGAGCAGCCCCGGCGCGCCGGCCGCGACGAGCGACCGCTCAAGCGCCGCCGCCCGCGGGGACGCGAACTCGCCGCCCGACCCCGTCCCCGGGGCGGGACGGGTCCCGTAGCGGAGCCTCGCGCGCGGCACCGCCCTACTCCTCGACGCCCGCGGCGAGCGCGGCGAGCGCGGCGATCTCGGCGGCCTGCTCGTCCGACAGCGGGGCGATCACCCCGGCCGCGGTCAGACTCAGCACCTCCGGCTCGTCCGCGTCGACGCCGGCGGCGACCAGGGCGCGCTTGCGCGGCACCGGGAAGCCGGGGACGTTCACCGCGAGCAGCGCGATCAGCTCGAGGTTCCCGTCGACGCCGCGCCAGTCGCCCGAGACCGTCGCACCCCTCAGCAGCCTGAGCTTCGAGGCGGGCAGGTCGGGCCGGATCGCGCCAGCGAACCAGCCGCCGTGGTCGTCCTCGCCGAACCGGACGTACGCGGCGACCGTCCCGGTGTGGTCGTAGTGGCGGATCGCGTCCGCGCGGGAGAGCCGCTGCCCCGCGTGCGGCGCGTCGAGCGTGATCTTCCCGACCGGGACGCGCTCCCCGTCGGCGCACTCGACCTCGCCGAGCTCGAAGTAGGCGTAGCCCGTCTCCGAGTGGGGCGCGGTGACGCACCCGTCGAACGACACGTGGCAGGTCTCCCACGCCCAGGCGTGCCCGAAGACGCGGCCGTCGTCGGTGATCGTCAGCGGCGTCAGCTCGTCCAGCTCGGGGTCGTCGAACCACTCGGCGGGAGGCTGCTCGGGCGCGAACCCGGCGGCGGCCGCCGTCAGCGCGTCGTCCCCGTCCGGCTGCGAGATGCGGATCTGCGGCACGCTCCCTCCCGCCGCGCCTCCGCCGCCCGCTACGGCGCTCGCCGTGACGGCGAAGGTGCCGCTCCCGTACGAGCCTCCGCCGCCGCCGGTCGAGGTCGTGACCGTCCCGAGCGACGGCGCGAGGGACTCGGTCTCGCAGTCGCAGTCGGCCTCGCGGACAACGACGAACCCCGCCTGGCCGGTGTACCGGAACAGCGACGCGCCGCCCGACGCGACGAGCGAGATGCTCGCGTCGCCGAACGCCGGGAACGGGCACACGGTCGCCATCCCGATCACGCCCTTCGTGATGACGAGGACCATGTCCTCGCCACCGCCGAACAGCCGCTCCACGGCCTCCTCGAGCGTCGGCTCCTCGCCCGCCGTCACCCACTCGCCGTCCTCGCCGCGCTCGGCGATCCAGTTGCCGTCCTCGTCGAACCAGTCCGACGCCGGGGAGCGCTCCCACTCGAGCGGAGCGATGTCGACGGACAGGCCGCGCAGCTCGCCCGTCCCGACCATGCGGCCGATCATCTGGCCGTACTCCTCCTGCGAGAACACGCCGGACGCCTTCACGAGGTCGCCCTCGCGCCAGAGCTGGTCGATGCGGCCGGCGACCTTCGCGCCGTCGTGGCCGCCCTCGGCGCTGGTCTCGATCATCGCCATGAGCGTCAGCGGCAGCTCGCGCGACCCCTCCTCCGGCGGGAGGATCAGCGCGCCCGGCGCGAACGCGCGGCCGTCCTCGGTGAGGACGCCCTCCGGCACGAACGTCGCCGTCCAGCGCAGCCCGCCGCCCGCCGGCGCTGCGATCTCGGGCTCCTCGACCGCGTCGGTCGCGGCGGGGAGCCGCTCACCGGGCTCGTGCTCCGCCGGGATCGGGGGCGCGGACGCCCCATCCGCGGTCAGCGAGATCTGGACGTCGCGGAGCGCGAACCGCAGGAGCGCCGCGGCACCCATCTCGTCGGCCTGCTTCTCGAGCCAGCCGTTGCCGACCTCGATCCAGTCGGAGCGCTCGGAGAGGACGGGCTCGCCCGCCGCGTCGATCTCGATCGGGGCGACGTAGTAGTCGTCGCCGCTGCAGATCAGGACCTTGTCGAGGTGGACGCTCGCGTCGATCGCGCGCGGCCCGCAGTAGTAGCCGCACGACGGCTCCTCGTCGTAGTCGAAGCCGTACGCGGCGTAGCCGCCCGCGAGCTGCTTGTTCACGTCGCAGAGCAGGTCGACGAAGCCCTCCTCGAGGCCCCAGGCGACGTCGCCGGCGGCGGAGACGAGCGCCCGCCGGATCGCGGCGCGGACGACGGCCTCGACCTCGGCCTCGAACCCCGCGAGGTCGGGCCGGATCTTGATGAACGCGGTCGCGAGCTCGCGCGCGTCCGGCTCGGCCGCCTCGTACGCCTCGAGCGCGTCGAGCGCCATGTCCTCCGGCTGCTTGTTGTCCTTCAGCCGCTTGTCGGCCTTCGTCCCCCTCGACGGCTTCCCGCCGAGCTCGACGACGGCGACCAGCTCGCCGATCTGGTCGCGCTCCTCGTCGGACAGCTCGACCTCGAGCGCCTCCGCGTCGGCGGCGGACTCGCCGTCGGCCCACGGCACCTTGATCGAGTCGTCGTCGTACTGCTTCGCGGCCTTCGAGTAGTACGACTCGACCTTCGACCTGGCGGCGGACGCCTCGGCGTCGGTGATGTCGGCTCCGCCGCGCGCGCCCTGCAGCACGCCAGCGACCGCCGTGATCGCCTTCCAGACGGCGACGAGCTTCCCGTCGATCACGTCCGCGTAGCCGAGCTTGTAGTCGCCGAAGTTCGTCCCGTCCCCCTGCTTGACGAAGAACGCGCCCGCGTACTTCGCGTTCGGCGCGTCGGTCGCGCCCGCCCAGTCGCGCACGCGCTTGTCGGCGGCGTCCGCGTCCCAGGACACGTCGCGGTCGGACAGCGGCAGCGACGTCGAGCCGGACGCCGCGGCGACGAGCGCCTGGATCTCGGCGACGTCGTCGGGGCGCAGCGCGGCCTCCCCTCCGGCCGTCCTGCGCTTCGCGGCGCGCCTCTGCCGCCTGCGATCCTGCGCGTTCCCGCCGTGCCTCGTGGTGCGCCGCATGTCTCCGTCCTCCTTCTTCAGGGGGGCTCCCTTCGCGGGAGTCGTCCGGGTCAGGTGTCGAGGACGGTAGCGCGCGCCACCCGCGCTGCCATGCGAGAGCGTCAGCCGCAGGGGGAGCCGAGGCTGCGGCTCCGCGTCCCGCCGTGCGGGCGACCGTCGATCACCCAGCGGTCGCCGACGAGCCGCTCCGCGTACCCGCCTGCCGCGACCTCGCGTGGCCGGTCGAGTATCCCGGCCCGGTCGTACGGGCCGTGCGCGCCGGGGACGAACCAGGACGGGTAGACGAAGTCGCTGACCGGGACGGGGTCGCCGTCGCGGCCCGGGACGAGGTACGAGCGCGACGCGACCGGGTCGGCGACCTCCAACGCCTCCCCCGCCTGCTCCAGGCAGACCTGCGGGTCGACCAGGAACTCCTCGACCTCGTGGCTGACGACCGCCGACAACGGGTAGCCGTAGCGGGAGGCGACGTTCGCGAACACGAGGATCCGGCCGTCCGTCGTGTGGTAGCCGGGCGGTCCGGGGATCGCGCCGCCGACGACGACCCGGACGACCGTCGCGCCGCTGGGGGCGCGCGAGCCGGGACGGAGGACGACGAACCGGACGGCCGGGGTCCCCCACTCGTCGGCGAGGTCGGCGGTCGCGCGCGCCCACGCCGGAACGTCCTCGACCAGGCGCGCTCGGGCGACGAGACCCGGGGCGCGGTCGCTCACGTAGACCGTCACGTCCGTCGACGGCCACAGGGGGCCGGACGCGACGAGCAGAAGGCCCAGCGCGGGGCAGGCGAGGAACGGGGCGAGCTTCGAGATCATCGCTTCTAGCCTCATGATCGGCCGGTACCCGCCGGGACGGAATCCCTCGTACGAGGGGTCGCGCCCCGCCCGCCGGACGCCGACGACAAGGACGTGACGAAGGAACAGCAGCAGCGCGAGGTCGAGCGGGCGCTCCGCGTCCTCGCCGCGCGCGCCGCCGTCGCCACCCGGCCGGCCGCGTCCGCCGCCGCGATCAGGGCTAGCCTCCGCTAGCCCAACGCGAGCGCCTCTACCCGCGCCCGTATCCGCGCGCGCAGGTCGTCGAGCATGTCCCTCGTCTCGGCGGCGAGGCGAAGGCGACGCTCGACCTGCGCCTCTACGACTACGCCGAGGCTGCGACGCGACTCGCGGTGGCTGGCGGCGAGGTCGAACGGCTCGCGTTCGTTCACGCGCCGACTATACGCCTCCCGCCTAGCCGAACCCAAGCGAGGAGGCGTCGCCCAGGTCGGGCGTGTCCTCCGCGTCCGACTCGCCCTCGCCCTCCGGCGAGTCGTAGGTCATCGTGCAGCGGCAGTTGATCGTCTCTCCCGGGTCGCCGCCCGGGTCGCCCGGAAACTGAAGCTCGTCGCCGCCGACCTCGAACGGCTCCTCGAGGCCGACCTGCTGGCCGTCGAGGCCCTCGTAGTCCTCGTGGCGCGGGTGCGGCGCGCCGGGCGCCGTCCGCCACGTCTTCCGGTAGCTCGCCCCGGTCGCGCGCGCGACGAGGCGGGTGGCGGCGAGGCTGCCGCCGTTCGCGGCGCGCGCCAGCTCCGTCCGCGCGATCGTCGTCGCCCTCGACTTGGACGCCGACCGCATCCCCTCCCGGATCGCGGTCGCGGTCTGCGGCACCGTCAGCCCCGACCGGTACGACGCGCTGACGATCCGCATCACGTTGAGCTGCGTCGTCGCGGCGATCCCCCGCACCTGCGACGCCGACTCCGCCAGCATCGCCGCGGCGAGCGGGTTGGTCGCGTCCCACGACAGGCCCGCCTCCTCGAGCGCCGGCGTCATCGTCTGCTCGACCATCGCCTTCCTGACCGGCTCGGTGCGCGCGAGCAGCCCCGCGACGAGCGCGTCGACGTCGAGGATCTCGTCCGGGAACGGGGCCGTCCACTGCGGCGACGGCTGTTCGTCGCCGGCGGCGGTCACGGCCGGGACGCCGACCAGCGGGAGCGCGTACACGTCCTCGTCGCCGCGGGTCACGATCAGCGAGTCGAAGTGGAGCGGCTTCCCGCACGCCGAGCTCGGGTAGTCGTCCTCCTCGGGCGCGTCCCCTCCGGTCACGGTGATGTGGGCCTCGAACCCGTGCTGGCGGCCGTAGTCGACGCCCGCCTCGAGCAGCGCCTCGCACACCGCGACGCGCAGCTCGACGAGGCCTCGGACGTCCGGAAGCAGGATCCCGACCCCGGGAGGCTCGAACGCCCCGTAGCCGCCGACGACCCCGGCGAGGGGGGCCAGCGACGCGGCGACCGGGGCGAGCGCGTCCGCTACGTCCTGGAGGTCGCCGTCGGTCTGGCCGAGGTAGACGAGCGTGACGTGCAGCCGCTCGGGCGGGTCGCCGCCGGGAGCGGCGATCGCCTCCGCCTCCTCGGGGCGCGGCCGAACGCACACCATCGTGGACGACGAGGACACGCCGTCCGCGGCGGCGGTCAGGTGGCTGGTCGCGTACCGCTCGAACCGGCGGGCGGCGGTCGTCCCGGCCCGGTCGAGGATCGGCCGGACGACGTCGGCGAGCCTGACCTCGAGCCGGTCGACGCGCGCCTGCGCCGCGGCGAGTACCTCGTTGTGGCGGCGAGCCGACACCGGGCGCGGCTCGGTCACGGCGTCATCACCCCGTCCCTGATCCACCCGTGCCAGTTGCCCTTGCCCGGGCCGTCGCCGGCGTTGATCGACGGCGACACCGTGAGGAGCGGCGGCTCGCCGGTCACCTCCCACATCTGGCCGTCGCCGGCGGCCTCGTAGGTCGTCCACCACAGGCCCGCCTCGTTCGGCAGGACGATGCACCACGCCTCGCGGCCGTCCTTGTCGAACGGGGGCCACCGGAACATCGCGCCGGGGTCGTCCTTCATCGTCCAGCGGCGCGGCTCCTCGGCGGGAGCGTCGACGATGTGGAGGGTCGCGCTCACGACCTCGCGAGAACGCCGGCGACGTACGACCGGAACTGCGGCGGCAGCGGCGACGGGTTCTCGTCGTACAGCGTCCGGGCTGCGTGCCGCTCCACCTGGTCGACGAGCAGCGCCGCGGTCTCCTCGTCCAGCCCCCACATACGCAGCGCGTCCTCGAGGACGCCGCGCGCGCGCGCGACGAGGGCGCGCTCGTCCTCGCCGAGCCGCTTCACCATCTCGGCGCCGAGACGGGCGGCGACCGTCCGGTTCGGGACGCCGTCGATCAGCTTCTGCGCCTCGGGGTCGCGCTTGGCGAGCGACCGCAGGCGGCTGCCGGCGACCTCGCGCGCGCGGAGCATCGCTAGGTCGGCCGCCCCGGCGATCCGCGCCGCCCCCGTCAGCGACTCGTTGTCCACCGCGCCGTTGCTCTTCGCCGGCCCCGGCTCGACCTCCGCGCCCGTGGTCGGGCCGACCTGACCCTGCGCGGTGCCGTCGGCGCTGACGAGCTCGCCCGGTTCGGTCTCGATGCCGCCCGCCTTCACCGACGGGATCCCGAACAGGGCCAGCGACCCGTCGCGGACGGCGACCCCGATCATCTCGTTCAGCTCGTCGTCGTCGGGCGCGTCCTCCTCGTCGAAGCCCGCCGCGTCGCGGAGCGCCTGCTTGCCGATCGCTCGCCGGTCGTACAGCTTCTGCGCGTCCGTGGCCCGGTCGGGGTGGTTGACGATCGCCGACGCGTCGTAGGCGATGGCGTACCGCTCCCAGTCCTGGACGCCGTCCTCGCGGAGCTGCGGCCGGAAGTACGCCGACGTCAGGTCGTTCACGAGCTGGTTCGACGCCGGCTGGCCGTGCGCCTTCCAGGTCGTCTCGTCGACGAGCCAGCCCGTCCAGTGGTTCGAGTCGGCGAGGCCGAGGAGGATCTCCGGCGGCAGGTCGAGGCCGATCGCCATCCGCTTGATGCACTCGTACCGCAGCCCCGTCTCCGGGTAGAGCTGAGTCGGGTCGACGATCTGGATGTGCCGGATGCCCTTCTCGACCGCGTTCGTCGTGCCGCGCACCACCAGCGGCACCACCGCCGACGGCGACCCCTCGTTCCCGATCGGGGCGAGCATCGCGTCGCGCAGGTCGCGCAGGAACGGGTCGAGCTCGATGTCCTCGTCCGGGACCGTCTCCCGCGGGGCGTGCGAGAAGTCCTCCGAGATCGCCAGGATCCCCGCCGACGCCGGCCGCGACCGCGCCCGCGCGCGGACGGCGCGCGTCAGCAGCAGCAGCTCCTCGGCGAGGTCGAGGACGCCCTTCATCGGGCTGTCGGCGAGCATCGAGTAGCGCGGGTGGCGCCGCCACAGCCGGTACGCGATCGCCGTGTCGCCGAGCGGCTCGAAGTCGTCGTCGGACGGCTCGTGCAGGTTCTCGGCCGCCATCGACGGCGCCCGGTAGCGCGTGTACACGCCCGACTGGATCCGCAGCTCGTCCGTCGAGAGCATCTCCCACTGCTCCAGCCCGGTCTCCGGGTCGATCGAGCAGAGCAGGTACGACTCGCCGGCGATGAACATCAGCCGCCCGTACGCGGTCAGGAGCGCCTCCCGCCCGCCGCCGGGGTCCTGGATCCGCTCGAGCGCGGCGACCGCCGGCTCCGCGGTCGTCTCGACCCAGTCGCCGTTGTCGTCGAGCTCGGCCGGGTAGAGGCGGAGCAGCGACATCATGCGGGCGTAGAACTGGGCGGCGTACCACAGCTCGCCGAGCAGGTCGTAGTACGCGAACGCGCGCGCCTGCCACGGCTGGATCAGCCGCCGCATCTGGTCGGCGTCCTTGTGGTCGACGCGGAAGCCGGCGGCCGTCAGCGCGTCCGCGATCTTCACCCCGTCGAGGTTCGGGAAGCCGCTCCCGACGGGGACGGGGCGGCGGAACAGCCCCATCTAGGCCTGCTGCTGCCCGGTCGGCTGCGGGTTGCGGCGCGGGCCGCGCCACACGAACCCGCCGTCGCCCTGGCCTCTCGCGGCGCCCGCCGGGCGCGCTGCGGGACGGCGTACCTGGTCGCGCGGAACCTGCTCCGCCGAGCGCTTCGAACCTCCACAGCCGCATCCCATCGTGTGGTCTCCTCCTCGAGTGTCGGGCCGTTGTCGGGCGTAGTGTCGCGCGCGCTACCCGCAGCGTCATGCGGTTCGGCGTAGCCTCCCGCGGGTGGACGGTCACGCGGTGGTCTACGAGGACGGGACGATCCGGCCGCTGGAGCTGTCGGCGACGCTCGAGCGGATCTACGACAAGCTCCTCGACGACCCCTACCGGGTCGTGCCGTGGGTCGAGCTCCGCGACCACGTGCGCGCGGCCAGCCTGAAGAGCCTGAGCGTCCAGGTGTGGCAGCTACGCCGGAAACTCGAGGCAGCGGGGATCGAGTGCTCGATGCGGGTCGTCTACGGGGCGCTACTCCCGACCGCTCGACCGGCAGTTCCAGTCGTCCCGCGCCTGCTCTCCCATGCGACCCCCGCCGGGGCCGACCTAAGCTACCGCCCTTTCAGGCGGGCCGGACTCGAACCGGCGACAGTGGCGCCGGCGGGATTCGAACCCGCGATCTCGAGGTTATGGGCCTCGCGAGATGACCGGACTTCTCCACGGCGCGGCCCGGAGCGTACCGCGCGCGGCGGTCGACCGCTCCGCGTCGAGGCGGAGCCACCGGGCGCGCAGCCGAGCGGCGGCCGCCCGGGCGCGCAGCCTGTCCCGCTCGAGCAGCGCCGTGTTCACGCCGGCGGCGCCCCCGACGACGTCGGCAGGTGGTACGAGTAGCTGTTCGGGGGCGGACTCACCCCGACCGCCGGGGCCGGATGCTCGCCGACGGTGAGGACGCCCTGCAGCGCCCGCATCCCGGCGTTGAACGCGCCGACGATCGCCCCGACCGCGAGCGCCCGGGCCGTGTGGAGGTCGGGCGCGCCGAACGCGCCGGGGAGCGTGACGAGCAGCGACGTGAGGAACCCGTGCAGGAACGAGTCGGCCCAGTCGCCGTACGGGTGGCCGAGGTAGGCGGCGACCGACAGCGACGGGACGTACCCCTGGAGCGCCCTGATCCCGGCGGCGACCGCCCCGAGGAGCGCGGCGACGCCGAGGAGCTTGGCGCGGTTGAGGTCGGGGGCGGCGAGGACGCCGACGCCCAGGACGAGCAGCGAGGCCGCGAACGCGCGCAGGAAGGCGCGGCCGGCGGCGGATAGGAGCTGTACCACGATGCCTCCTCTCGATTGTGGCAGCGAACGCTAGGGCGCGCCGTCCGCGGCACCTCGGATTTACGTGCCGCTTACCGCGACCCGAGCGCCAGCACGGACCGGCGGCGGCGGCGGAGCCGTCGCAGCCACTCGAGGAAGCGCCGCCACTCGTCGTCGCCTCCGGTCAGGTAGTCGTCCAGGTAGAGCGCGACCACGACGGCCGCGTACACGATCCCGGCGTACCCCCAGACCCGCGCGTAGCTCACGGCGGTGACAGGCGCGGCTAGGATCAGGACCTGCTTGACGCGGACGACGCCGACTCCGAGCCGTCGGTGGTGCGGGGCGAAGAACCGGAACCGCCACAGCGGCCGGGTGAGGACGCGCCCCTTCGCCACCCGGTCGCGGTGCCTCAGCGTCACGAGGCACATGAACCACCGTCGCCCGTACCTCTCGACGCGGGTGCCTGCGCGAAGCGATGCGCGAAGTGCTTCACGCGGATCGTTTGGGACGAGCTTGTCCTCGGCGAAACCGATCATCGCGTAGGCCACGCTCGCCCTCTTGCCCATGTTCGCCATGCCGGAGAGCCTACGCTCACGAAGCGATTCAATCCAGCATACGAACACATGTTCGTTATGCTAGCAGCGCAGCTAGAGGGGAAACTACCGTGCTTCAAGTAGCCAATCCCCACGCCCGACCAGCAGCTCGCCCTGCGTCAGGTCCAGGTTTGCGCTCACGGGTCGAGGTTCTTCGCCAGGAGCCCGACCGCGGCGGACAGCGCGAACGGGGCGACGACGTAGAGCGTCCAGGCCGGCTCCTCGAGCCAGGCCACGTACACGGCGCAGCTCACCCAGAACCCCTGGCAGAACGCGCAGCCGAGGAAGTGCGCGAGCGTCGGCCGCCGGAACCGCCACGCGTAGCTCGGCGTCTCCGACGTGTACCCGGCGTTCGCCGACCCGGTCTGCGAGTAGTCGGCGCCCACCACGCGGTCGCGGAGCCGCTGGATCGGCGGCAGGTCGTCCCATCCGACCAGCCGCGCGACCCGGAACGCGCCGAGCGCGAGGACGACGGACACCCAGGCGGACGGGATCACGCGCGCGTCGCCTGCCGGTCGAGGAGCCACTCGTACACGAGCTCGACGCCGACGTCGAGGCTGACCAGCGGCGCCCAGCCGAGATCGCGACAGAGCGCGCCCGGCGAGACGACGCTGCGGCGCAGGTCGCCCGGCCGCTCCGGCCCGAACAGGGGGAGCCAGGAGTCGGGGTCGTCGTGCGTGACCTCGGCGACGAGGCGGTGGAGGTCGAGGATCCGGGTCTCGAACCCGGTGCCGACGTTGTAGACGCCGCGCAGGTCCTGCTCCGCCGCCTGGACGGTGGCGCGGACGACGTCCCAGACGTGGACGAAGTCGCGGGTCTGCTCGCCGTCGCCGTGGATCGTCGCGGTCCGGCCGTCGGTCGCGGCGTCGACGAGGATCGAGACGACGCCGGCCTCCCCGTCGGGGCGCTGCCGCGGCCCGTATACGTTCGCGTAGCGCAGTACGAGGTTCGGCATCCGGTGCAGGCGCGCGTACCCGAGGACGTAGAGCTCGGCGGCGCGCTTCGACCAGCCGTACGGGGCGGCTGGACGCAGCTCGTCGTGCTCCTCGGCGGGCCGGTCGCACTCGCCGTACATCGCGCCCCCGGTCGAGGCGAAGACGACGCGGGAACCCCACGCGCGGGCGGCCTCGAGGACGCAGACCGTCCCGATCACGTTCCGCAGCGCGTCGTCTAGCGGGTCACGGACGCTCCGGGCGACGCTCGACTGCGCGGCTAGGTGGAAGATCGCGTCGGCCGACCCTACCTCCTCCCTGACTCGCTGATCGACCAGCTCGCACACGTCGCGGTGGTGGAACGAGGCGTCGCCGCGCACGTACTCGCGCGTAGAGGAGGAGAGGTCGTCCACGACCGCGACCTCCCAGCCGCCACAGCGGAGCTCGTCCACGAGGTGGGAGCCGATGAAGCCGGCGCCGCCGGTCACGAGAGCGCGCCCGCTCACCGCGCCCCGCAGTCGCACTCGCCCGCCGGGACACGGCGATGCTCAGGCTTCAGCGTCGGGTAGGGCATGTGCGGAAGGTAGCGCCCCGCGTTCCCCCACTCGTCGAAGTCGTCGCTCTCGGCCTCGGCGCGCTCGTCGTCGGGATGCTCGCCGTGCGGCAGCCCACCCTCCGGCCAGGTCAGGTCAGCCGACACGAAGCCACCCCTCGCCCATCTCGGGTACCTCCTCGATCGCGTGCCGATCGATCACGTAGAGCCTCGCGTCCGGGATCACAGGCGCATCCTGCACGACCTCCAGGTCGTCGTCGGCCGGCCAGCATCCGAACGCCTTCCACACCGCGAACTTCGCGTGTCCCAGCGGGACGACGTCGCGCGACGCGACGATCCAGCGCGGACCCTCAGGCGGCACGACGAACCACCGTGAAGGGTCGCTCGGGGCCGACGAAGTCGATGTAGGCGTTCGCCTCCTTCGCCATCCGGCATCCGTTCCGGTCGACGGCGATCGTGTAGCGCCACGGGCCGTTCCCGCCGCTCCACGTGATCACGACCTCCGCGCCCTCCGGCAGCTCGTCCACCTCCTCCTGCGTGAGCGGCTCGACGGTGTGCGCCACCGTCTCCGCCTCGGCCTTCGCCTTGGTCGCGAGGTTGAGGCACACCCACCCGCACGAGCAGCGGGCGTCCCACTGGTAGCCCTCGCCGGTCACCTCGACGTCGTGGGTCACAGCCGCCACGGCTCGTCCTCCCACCCGTCCGGCCGCGCGATCCTCCCGTGGATCGGCCGGCCGATCCGCTGCCACTCGTCCCACGAGATACACGGCCCGAACCCCGGCTCGTACGCGACCACGCGCGGGTTCCGGCCCACCTCGCGCGCCCCTCGCGCCTGCCCGAGCAGCGCCGGGTCGTCGATCCTCGGCCACACCACCACCAGGTGCGCCGCCGTCATGTGGCGGGCGACGAACCCGCAGCCCGCCGCCGGGCACGGGAACGGGCTCGTCGCCACGCAGTACCAGCCGTCGTAGTCCTCGTCCGCGTCGCGGCGGCGCGCCTCGACGTCCTGGTCGAAGTCGACGCGCGGCTCGGTGAGGACGACGGCGCTCACTCGGCCGGGACGTCCTCCGGCTCCTCGCCGCCCGGCTCGCCGGTCTCGGCCGGCTCCTCGGTCGCGGCCTCGCCGTCGCCGGTCTCGGCGCCGGTCTCCTCGCCGCCGTCCTCGGGGGCCGGGTCGCCCTCGACGCCCTCGGTCTGCTCGTGCTCGTCGCTCATCGGTTCTCCTTCGTTCGTCGGTGTTCCGTCCCCGCGGGCTAGGAGGAGTGCTCGATCGCCCTCTTCGTCCACAGGAACGCCTCCTCGAGCTTAAACTCGAGGATCGCGTACGCGCGCTCCTGCGCCTCGCTCAGGTCGTCTCCGCCGATGCTCTCCGCGGCGAACAGCGCCGCCTCGAGGTCGTCGTGGATCGTCTGCAGGGTGGTCAGGCGCCGCGACGCCGCCTGCGCCTCCGGCGGCTCTGCGCGCTCGTCGTGCTGGTCTTCGTCCATCGGGTCTCCCTTCGTGGCTGACTGTACCCCGTCGGGGGGCGCGCTGTTATCGCGCTGTTCTGAGCGCGTCCGGTAGGGGGCGGGGTCGTAGATCAGGTCGGGGCGCGTCGTCGGGTCGGGGACGTGGAACCAGGCGTGGAAGTGGTCTCGGACGCGCTCCGCGAAGGTGGGGTCGTCGGGGGGGCCGAACATGCGCCAGTGCGCGCCGACCGCGTCGGGGAGAGCGGTGGCGGCGTAGGCGGCGTAGCCGTTGGCGATCTTGCGCTCGTACTGGTCGGCGCTGCGCCAGGAGAGGTGGCGGACGCAGAGTCCGCCGGCGGCGAGGCCGCTGCCGGGGGCGTAGGCGCTGTGGTTGCCCTGGCGGATCTCGAGGCCGGGGCGGAGGCGGCAGGCGACCTTGGGGAGGGCGCCGTGCTCGCGCTGCCGCCACCCGATCCGCCTGTACGGGTTCGGCTGGACGCGCCCGCCGCACGTCTCGCAGGGGACGCGGTTCGGGAGGTCGGGCTCGGGGCCGGGCTCGGTCGTCCATCCTCGGTCGCCGCACGTGTCGCAGCGGTCGGGCGCGTCGATGCCCGCGGGGAGGTGGTTGTAGAGCTCGGCCTCGACGTAGGCGACGTCGGGGGCGAGGCCGGCGAGGAACGCGGCCAGCGGGCGGCCGTCGGTCGCGTACCACAGCTCGTCGGCGTCGCAGGGGACGACCCACTGGTGGCCGCGCTCGAGCGCGTCGGCGGCGAGGCGGCTGGTCTTCTCGGCCTGGTAGTAGGCGACGTCGGGGTCGTGGAGGACGACCAGATCGGGGCAGGCGAGCGAGTCGAGGACGTCGAGGGTGCCGTCCGTGCTGCCGTTGTCGCTGACGACGACCTCGTCGACCTGGCCGAGCAGGTACTCGACGGTGTAGCCGACGATGTCGGCCTCGTCCTTCACCAGGAGGACCGCGACGCTAGACACGACGGACGTCCTGTGCGCCGCAGTCGGCGCACTCGAGGGTGACGATCACGTCCTTGTGGCTGAGGGCGGAGGGGTCGCCGAACGCGCCGGGCTTGTAGCTCTTGATCTCGTGGCCGGTGCGGACGGCCTCCTCCATGAACGACGGCAGCACGAGCCGCTCCCCTACCTCGCGCCAGCGGTGCCGACGGCAGACGGGATGGAACTGCTTGTACTCCGCGGGCCGCATCTCGATCACGCGGCGAGTACCTCGACGGCGACGTCGTCGGGAACGCGCCACAGGCCACGACCGCCGCGGTACTCCAAGCCGTCGTAGAGGTTGACGACCCGCGTCAGCACCCAGGCGTAGCGGCCGAGGCTGTAGTCGCCGAACTCCGCCTCGCGCGGCGGAGGGAGCGCGAGGACGTCCGCGCCGCCGCGACGGCGGTCCCGGTGGCGCTCGAGCGTCTCATCCAGGCTGCCGGCCGTCGGGACGCAGTCGATGAGCTGTGCGGTCGCGACGATGCAGCCGCGCGGCAGCTCCGCGGCCATCTCGTCGGTCGTGTAGCCGCCGAGATGGACGGCTAGGACGCTCCGAAACGGCTCCCGCTCGAGCAGCAGCCGGAGTCCCGCCTCGCCGCCGATCGGGGCGACGCTCTTCGCCTGGTGGATCGCGAGCGGGCCGCGGTAGCTGGTCCCCCAGGAGCGCGTCTCGACCTGCTTCTCGCCGAACGCGACGAGCGTCCCCCACGGCGGGGTCAGGGTCAGCGCTCTCACGCCAGCCCGTACTTCCTGTGGATCGCGGCCAGCCGCGGGCAGTCCGGGCGGTGAAGGGAGTACGGCCTCTCGGGCGACGGCCGCCACCCCTCCGGCCCCGGCTTGTCGCGGGCGAGGAGGCAGTCGCACTCCGGCACCTCGACGGTCGGGTCGTACCGTCCCTTCACTCGTCCTCCTCGTCGTCGGCGCAGGCCTCGTGGACCCACTCGTCGTCAACCTGGACGATCTCGTCGCCCTCCTCGATGGGGCGCTGGCAGAAGCCGCACCGGCCGGGGTAGCGCGCGATCACGAGTACCTCGGCGCGTTCCGCTCGACGACGGTGGGGACGCGCCACGCGCTGAAGTACCGCTCGCTGACGTACTCGCCCGGCTCGAACCCGACGCGAAGCACGACCTGCAGCGCGGTCTCGGTCTCGCGGTGGAGACGCTCGTACTCCTCGACGCGCGCCGCCCACTCGTCGGGCGACAGGCCGGCGGGAAGGCCGTGGTCGTCGTCCCACGGCTCGTCCGGGTGGAGGATCTCGTGGATGTCGCGGACTACGTGCGAGTTTCCGTACGGCCGCTTCGGGTCGATCGCGGGCGCCCCGTACTCGTCGTATCCCCACGAGACGTAGGCGGCGCGCAGCAGCGCGACGTGCTCGGGCCGTAGCGTGAACCGGTCGAGGGTCACGAGGCCTCCGCCGCGGCGGAGCGCGCCTCGTCGCGCTCGGCGATCCGCCACTCGTAGACCGTCGGGTGTACCAGCGGGAGCGCCTGCATCTCGTCCCAGCGCAGTCCCGCAAGCAAGGGATGGCCGACCCGCGCGAAGAAGAGCAGGTTCTGCCGGTACCACGGCTCGACGCGCGCGTCATTCCAGATCTCGCGGCGGAGGAGGTCGGCCACCGTGTAGCCGAGTCGCGCGAAGAAGCCGTACCAGTAGCCGGGCCACTGCTCGTTCAGGTGGCCGTGGCCTCCCTGCCCGGGGATCGCGGCCGAGAACAGCACGACCGGCGCGAGGTTGACGAGCGACTCGACCAGGACGTGGGCCTGCTCCTCGGGGAGGTGCTCGGCGACCTCGAGGCAGACGGCGAGGTCGTACTGGTTGTCGGGGCGCGCGAGCGGCCGGCCGAGGGTCTTGCGGTGGAACTGGATCCAGCCTCCGTGCTGGCCGACCGGCTGCGACGTGTCCTCGGCGGTCTCGTCGAGGACGTCCACGACCGCGCCGAGCTCGGCGAACTCGCGTCCCCACCATCCCTCGCCGCCGCCGACGTCGACGACGCTCGACGGCCGCACGATCTTCCAGACGACCGGGACGACCGCGGCGGCGCTCCGCTGGCAGCCCTCCCGGATCTGGTCGTACATCTCGGGCGAGAACGTCACGACTTGAGCATCTCCCTCGCCGCGTGGAGTCCTCGGATCAGCACCTTCACGTCCTGGAGCGCGTCGCCCAGGTGCTCCCAGATGTACTCGTATAGCCCCGAATCTTGGCTCTCGTCGGCGCGGGCGATCTCCTCCGCCAGCGCGCAGGCCCGCTCGAAGTCTTCGCGGTGGCTCATGTCAGGAGGAGGCCGCCGAGCAGGGCGAGCTGGACGACGTGGAGGGTCTGGTCGATCAGGATCCCGATCGGGGGGCCACTCGTTCGGCGGGCACCGTCCCGACCAGCCCGGGTCGAGGTGCCACTCGAGGACGTCGCCGAGCGTCGACCGGAACCTCCGCGAGTCCGTCGCGAAGTGCAGCAGCGCGAGGAGGCCCGTGAACGCCGCCGCCCGGGCGGCCGACGACGCGTAGACGACGGCGATCGGGACGAACACGAGCGAGTAGGTGAGGACGTGGCGGGCGCGGTAGGCGGCGATCTTGAACTTCAGCTCGGCCTGCCATCGCGTCTGCAGGACGACGTCGCCGACGAGGTGCGTCGCGAGCAGGTAGAGGCCTAGCAAGATGCCGCCTCGTAGCTGAAGTTTGGCTTGGGGCACGAGCACAGCGCCGACTGGACGTGGCCGCAGTGGTTGCATCGAAGCGTTCCGTCGCCCTGCGGGGCGAGCCACGCCCCGCCGTAGACGCACTCCTCGCAGGTCAGCGAGGGCGCGCCGCCGCACTCGGTGCAGCGAAGAACGGGAACCTCGCGAGATTCAGCCACGGGCCAAGTCCTCGAAGGGGTCGCGCAGCACGAAGGTCGCGTTGCTGATCTGATTCAGGTTGAGCTCCAGGTCGAAACTGTCGCAGGGCCCAGCGTGGATGAGGACCCACCGGACGCGACGGCGGAGGAGGTGCCGGTGGAACCATCGGGTCTCCGGCTCCGAGCCGTAGAGCTTGGCGACGTAGCGCTCGTTCGCAGCCAACGCCTCCCGACCCCGTAGCCGACCATGAACGCGGCGGGCCACTGCTCGCATGGCGCGGTCCGCCTGCATCAGTAGCCCATCCCCGTCCTGATGCCGATGTGCCGCGTCCACGGCGACCCGTCGCCCCACACCCCAAACCGGTAGCCGCGCTCGACGAGGTCGAGGCCGAACCTGCCCTCGCACTCCGACGGGTAGCGAGGCCACGGGTTCCGCTCCATGAACTCGCGCCGCATCATGCTCACGTTCGTCGTGAAGTAGTCGCGGTGGACGAACCCCCAGGCGTGCCGCTCCCACCGCTCGCGCCCTTCCCGCAGCTCGAACAGCCCGCCGGCGGCGACCTCGCCCGGGTTCACGGGGTCGCGCATCAGCGCGATCTGTGCGAGACGGGGGTCGGAGTCGAGGGCGACGGCGATCGCGGCGAGGTCGACGGGGCGCTCGAGGACGTGGTCGTGCTCGAGCCAGACGACGTAGTCGGGGCCGGGCTGGGACGCCCACCGCCACAGCGTCCCGGTGGCGGCGCAGAAGCCGCGCGCGTGGAACGACTCCGTCTTGTTCGCGCCCATCCGGATCACCTGGCGGCGCAGCTCCTCGCGGCGGCTCGGCCAGGAGTCGTCGACGAACAGGAACGCGCTCGACGGCGCGGGCCGAGCGTGCCGGTAGAAGGCGTCGATCGTCTCGTCGAGGGTCGAGCCGCGCCCGTGCGTGAGGACGGCGAGCCGGTACTCGAGCCGGTCGGGGACGAGGCGGAGTTCCGCCTCGCGGGGGGCCTGCTCCTCGGCCTCGATCGGGGCGACCATTAGGCTACGAGCGTACCGTTTCGGCCGGTCGGAATCCAGGTCTCCGCGGCTACCAGCCGCGGCCGATCAGACGCACCGATCCGGGCGGCCACTGATCGCCGTCGCGGAGGGGGCGCGCTAGGAAGTCGTCGGGGGCGAGCTCGGGGTGCTCGAAGCCGAACCGCTCGAAGAAGGCGACCGCGTCGGGGGGCGAGACGAGGGTCGCGTGCTGGATCGTTCGGTGCGACGCGGCCTCCTCGAGCGCGGACTCGACTAGGGCGCGGGCGTACCCCTGGCCGCGGTGGTCGGGGTCGACGCAGAGGTGGGCGAGCGCGGCGACGGGGAGCATCGTGCCGACCTCGCCGACGCCGGCGCCGGGCGCAAAGGAGTGGCGGAGGAGGACGCGGCGGTAGTCGAGGCCGACGACGGCGCGGACGTGGACGAGATGCGGGTTGTCGTCGTCGGCGACGGTCAGCGACAGCCACTTGCGCGGCGGCGCGAGGGCCGCGGTGCCGAAGCAGGCCTCGAGCAGCTCGTCGCGATTCATCGCGGCGAGTCGCCCATCGAGGGTCTGGGGAGGAGCTCGCCGGGCGTCCACTCGCCCATGTGCCACTGACGGAAACGACGCTCACCATCGATCCATTCCTCGCGAATCAACCCCGCGTCGATTAGGCCTTGGCAGAACTCGCAGATCGCGCGGCAGTCCGTGGTTCGCGAGAACGTAACCGAGACGGCGCGGCCTTGCTGTCCGTTCGTTCCGCAGCACTCGCAGCGGATCACGGCGCAGCACTTCTCGTCGATCATCGCGCGGTAGCTCCCGTACGAACCACGTGCTCGCGCCAGATCGCGTCGTAGACGCCCTTCGCGTCCGGGCCGGCGTTGCGGCCGCCGCGGCGCACGTGGGCGCGGTAGACGGCCTGCGGGACGTGGACGAGGCGGGAGCCGTGATCGTGGGCGCGCAGGAAGAGATCGTAGTCCTCGTAGATCGAGAGCGGCGTCCCGTCCCAGGTCCTCGAGCGGAACCCGCCGAGCCGCCAGAACAGGTCGGCCTTGACGAGCGTCCCGACGACGCACTCGCTGACCTCGGGCCAGCGGCCCTGGTTCGGGATCGCCGCTGGCGCGCGGGCGATCATCCTCCGCATCAGCTCCCCCGCCGTGTGCTGGACGTAGCGGACGGCCGGCACGAGCAGCGGTGCCGGGTCCCAGTCCTCGGGCGGCGGCTCGTCGTCGTTCTGGCCCATCCACCCCCGAGCGAGGTCCATGTGGTAGAGGTAGTCGGCCTCGAGCTCGTCGTCGGCGTCGAGGAAGCAGAGCCAGTCGCGGTCGGAGTGGCGGGCGGCAGCGTTCCGGGCCTGCGCGACGTCGAGGCGCGGGTAGTGCTCGATCACGACCTGTGCCGCGTCGAGGATCCCGGCCTGGCCGCGCGCGGAGGGGTAGGCGCGCGACCAGGCGAGGTCGGCCCACTCTTCGTCGCCGCAGGTCGCGATGACGATCGCGACGTTCACCAGAGATCCTCGCTAGCCGCGCGCCGCTCCTCGTCGCGGATCGCCTCGACCTGCTGCTCGTAGGAGAAGATCGTCCGGCCGCGGCGGTCGAGGTGCCATTCGTCGACGCCGCTCTGGCGCAGCGCAGCGAGCATGCAGGCCGGGCAGCCGGCGACCTCGTCGTGGAGCCAGTCGACGTCGTCCTTCTCCAGGTACGTCCGCTCCGGCGACTCGGGGTCCGAGCTGAGCGGGTAGGCGACCGCGCGGGCGCGCAGCTCGGCGGCGAGCGGGGCGATGTCGATCACCGCGGAGCCGTCGGAGTGGCCGTCGATGCGCCACCGGCAGAGGCGCTGCGGGTTCCTCGTGCAGGTCGCCTCGTGCTTCTCCATCGCCGACCGGACGAGCCGGTAGGCGCCGCAGTGGTCGCAGTAGTAGACGGTCTTCTGCTTGTCCCTCACGCTGCCCGCCTGAGCGCCCGGAACGAGCAGGTCACGCGCTCGCCCGTGTCGAGGAACTCGACCATGACCGTACCCTTCGCGCCGCGCGCGACCTTCCGGCAGCGGCGTCCCTTGAGCTCGCGCCGACGCTCGTTGTTGCCCCACGCGAACACGAAGACGGCCTCAGCCAAGCCGGTCCTCCTTCAGCGCGCGCCGGATCTCGTTCAGCTCCGCGGAGGTCAGACGGAAGACGCGCGAGGCCGCGTAGAGGGCCTCGTCGTCGGTGTGGCCGCGCTCGATCAGCTCGCGCGCGAACTCGAGTACCTCGCCGGGACTGCCGAACGAGCTCACAGCGGCAGGTCCGTGAAGTGAGGGACGGCGTCGGGGTCGACAGCCTCGTACAGGCCGCTCGTCGCCTCCTCGCCGCAATAGCAGCAGGTCTCCGGCTGCGGGAGGACGAGCGTCGCGATGTTCGTCTTCGGGTCGTCGGGGTAGCGCTCGTTCCAGCACCCGACGCAGACCGCCTGGAGGACGGGGGTCATGCGACGAGGTCCGCGATGCTGCCGGGGCTATTGACCTCGCGCCACTCCTTGCCGCCGAGCGCGATCCTGAGCCGACGCAGCCACCTGTCGCGGAGTCGGCGAGGCTGGCGCTCACGGTCGATCTTCGCCCAGACGTAGAAGGTGAGGTCCCAGCCCCCGTGCCGGTAGTCCCACTCGGCGCGCCAGCGGAGGCCGTCCCACTCCCACTCCCACGGGACGTACCGGTACTGTCCTCCCATCCAGCCGGGCTCGGCCACCGGCTCGATGAGCGGGTCGGGGCTGTCCGGCCCGAACCGGTGGTAGACGGCGCTGCGGTGCGTGTCGGTCATCGTGTCGTGGTAGAAGCGGAACACGAAGCTGCGGCGGAGATCCTTCTTGGCCTGCGCGATGCCCGAGGCGAGCAGGTTGTCGCGGTAGGCCTGCTCGTCGCGGCGCTGCGCTAGGCCCCGCTCGACAAGCGAGGCGCGTGCGGGCGCGTCAGCGTCCATCTTCCTCGGCGAGGTTCAGCGGCTCCGGCCGGTACGCGGGCGCGCCGTCCTCCGTCGTCGTCGCCCCCTCCCGGGTCACCACGACGAGGTCGGGCGCGATCCGGCGGCCGTCGGCGTCGACGAACGCCGAGCCGTACTCGTAGTAGTCGGCGCGGAGCTGGATCGCGTCCTCGAGCGTGGCGACCCTGCGGCGTTCCCCGTCAGCCACGAGACTCGGCCTCCGCGAGCGCGGCCCGCAGCTCGGGCGTGTCGAGCGACGCGCCGAGCGCGGCCATGCTCTCCGCCGCCTTCCGCATCGCCGGCGCGAGCGCCTGCCCGAACGCGCGGGCGAGCTGGCGCATCGGACGCACGAAGAACCACCGGATGTGCCAGCGGCGATACCACGACCAGTGGCGCAGCAGGAAGTAGGCGAGCCGCTTCGCCCGCCACGGCTTGAACAGCACCGTGTAGACGAGCGAGTGGGCGGCGAGCGCGACGCCGAGGAGCGGAGGGAGCCAGACGCTCAATGCACCCAGTTCCCCGAACTCAGGACGTCGACCGTCGACTTCGTGCGTACGGTCACCGAGTAGCCCCCGTCGAGCGGGACGAGCAGCAGCTCCTGCGAGTCCGCGAAGCCGTAGCCGCTGAGCGCCTCCTCCAGGTCGCCCAAGAGGGGCTTGTCGCCGTCCCCGGACGTGAACGAGGTCACGCGCTCGAGCGACTCGTGGCCGCCGAGGCGCGGCTCCATCTGTTCCCGGGCATCGTCGTAGCTCGCCAGCACCATCCACGTCCTCATCGCGTCCTCCTTGTCGTCATAGAGCGTCCCTCACGGCGCGGATCGCTACCGCAGCCACCTGGATGACCTCGGCCCGCGTCTTCGGCCATCCGGGGACGCCTCGCTCCTCGCGCCACGCCTCGGCGGTCTCCCTGACCTCGTCCTCGAGGCAGGCGACCGCGAGTCTCGACCGGCCTAGCCGCGTCCCCTCGAAGGGGCCGTGCTTCTCGTCTTGCCGGCGGATCTCCCGGCGCAGCTCGACCATCTCGAACAGGCTGTCGCCGACGTCGGCGAGGCGGACCATCGGGACCTGCTCGACGGGTCCGCCGCACTCGAAGCAGGTGGTGCGCTCGCCGTGCAGCCCGTGCTCGGGGCAGCGGGCGGCGAGGATGACCTCCGGGATACCGCTCACGGTCACCCGAGAGGCCTCATCGCGAAGGCGTCGGCGTCCGCCCGCGCAGCGATCTCGTACGTCGCGTCAAGACCCTGCCGCAGAGACGCGATCTGCTCCTCGACCTCGCGCATCCACTCCCCGAGCGCCGAGTCGTCGCCCGCGGTCACTACACGGCGACGGAGAGACTCGAGGCGCTGCACCGGGTCGGCGGGAAGCTCGGCCATCGCTACGACCGTAGCTTACGCGGTGGACGTCGCTAGGTCTAGGCCGCGCGCGGATCCCACAGGCGGCGGCGCTCCGCGAACAGCGCCCGGTCCTCCGCGATCGTCGCCTGGCCGCGCCGGTAGGTGTCGTCCTGCTCGCTCTTCTCCCAGTCCGGGTGGAGGTGCTCGACGTAGGACTCGAACGCGTGGACGTAGGTGCGGCGCGCGCGCGCCTGGCCCACGAACTCGTCGTCGACGAACCAGTGTCCGTAGCAGGTCGGCAGGAGCTTGCTCGGGTCGTCGGCGGAGCCGCCGCAGCCGATGTAGTCGGCGTGGACGAGCGGGTGGGTCGAGTGCTGGCCGGCCGTGACGCGCGGGTTGCCGAGGTCGTTCGTGCCGACGACGCAGGCGCGGGTCCGCCCGTGGGCGCGAAGGGCGGCGTCGAGCCATCCGGGGTGGAAGGCGAGGTCGTCGGCGCCGAGCAGCGCCCACTCGAACCCGTGCTGGCGGGCGAGCTCGTAGCCGAGGTTGCACTTCCTGGCCCAGTCGCCGCCCTCGTCTGGCGACCAGGGGACGACGGTCGTCCAGGCGACGCGCCGGCAGGCGGCGATCTCGTCGTCGTCGTCGGGGCTGCAGAGGAAGAGCAGCTCGCAGCGCGGGTCGCCCCGGCGGACGCTCGCCGCGAGCGCGGCGGCGCGGCCGGGGCGACCCAGGACGGGCGCGAGGACGAGGCAGGTCGAGCCCATGTCCTCCTAGAAGGAGCCCGAGCGGACTCCGTTGACGAGGTCGTCGACGACCTGTCCGCGCCGCACGAGCGCGTACGGGGTGACCTCGACCACGCCGTGCGAGGCGGGTACCTGTGCCTCGGCGGCGCGCTCCGGCCAGTGCACGAGCTTCGCGTCGAGCGACGCGACGCCGTTCCGCTTCAGGCGCCGAACGACCTCGCGGCTGATGCAGTCGACGCAGTCAGGGCGCTGGCAGCCGAGGACGTGGTCTCCGTCGCCGACCGCGCGCTCGCAGCCGTGGTTGCCGGTGCCGCTGATGACGATTACGAACTGGCCCATCTTGGGCCTCCTTCCGGTGAGAGGAACGAGAAGAGGTGTGAGTGCCGCGAGGGTACCGCGCGCTACGGGACGGGCTGGACGCGGTAGCCGAGCGCCTCGACGCGAGGACCCCACCGCTCCCACGTCTCCCGGGTCACGCAGTCCGCCTTCTCGCGGTCGAGCAGCTCCGGCTGGAACGCGATCCCCTCCGGGTCGTCGCGGCAGTCCCACACCTCGCCGAAGCGGGCGCTTCCGTCCTCGTCGACGACCACCTCGAGGGCGAGGCCGAGCGGGTGCAGGAACCGCCGGTTGAGCTCCTGCAGGTAGCTGGCGTCGCGGAACTCGCCCGGCGACATCCTGTCCATCACGCCGCCGCGTTCGGGGGAGGCCACAGCGACGGGTCGCCGACCACCACCGTCGGCGTCCCCTGCCCCGTGAACCTCGTCACCTCCACCGACACCTCGGTCAGTCCCCCGACCGCGCGGGCGCAGGCCCTGAGCGTCGCCGTGTTCGGCGGCGTACTCGTCCGCAGGGTCGCCCCGCACTCGCACGGCCCCGGGTCAGCCGCGGACGGGGCCACCGTCCGGTCTCGACCGCACGAGCCGCAGTACATGTGGTGCGGGAACGGGACGAGCTGGCCCATCAGCCCCTGACCCCCGGAGGCAGGTGGGTCGCAAGCTCGACGCTCGGGACGTCGCCGTCGGCGGCGACCACCCGCTTGAACCTCTCCCAGCCGTCCGCGTTGAACTCGACCACGTAGGCGGGGAGCTGCGGGCGCGGGCCGGCGGGCGTCATGACGAGCGCGGCGAACTTCACCTGCATCCCGCCCCCCGGCAGCCGCTGCAGCCAGTTGCCGTGCATGGAGAGGACGACCTCGGCCGGGAAGATCGGGGCGGTCTGCTGGATCGCGTCCTCCGGCTCGCCGCCAGGATGGGTCCTCGGCGCGTCCTCCGCGTCGCTCGCGGCCTCCGGCGGCTCCGGCGGCGTCTCGTGTCCCGCGGACGGGAGATCGGCTCCTGCGGCCTCTGGGCGCATCGTGTCGCGGCGGAGGTCATCGCCGGTCGTCACTGCGTGATCTCGAGGAGATCCGCCTCGAGCCTCTCCAGGTCGAACCCCGCCGGGGAGGCCCCCGTCGCGGTCAGGAAGTCCGCGGACACGATCGCGTACGCCTCGTCGAAGTACTCCGCGAAGAACGCGCCCGTCACCCGCATCAGGCCCCCCCAGGTGACGACGACGAAGTCGCCCGCCTCGTCGTAGGCGAGGATGGGGATCGCGTGGCCGCCCCACGAGTACGGCTGGTTCTGCTCCGGCTCGGCGGCGACGACGTCCCACACCGACTGGCCCTGCGCCGTCAGCGGGAGTCCCGCCCCCGCGTAGACGCCGCCGAACAGGCTGATCGCCGCGCGCACCTGGTCGGCGTTCGAGACGTCCACGGAGGCGTAGGCGACGATCTTGTCGGTGTACGAGGTACCGGGCGCGAGTCCGGTCTGCCGCCAGTAGTTCAGGACGCCCATCTCGTCGCGTCCGTCGTCGGTCGGGCCTCCCGCGGCGCCGGTCGCGGCCGGCGGGTCGCCGGTCTCCCAGTACATCGCCTCGACGTCCGCGTCGCCGAACGTCTTCAGGCCCCCGGCGGCCGCCGACCACGCCTGGATCATGTGGCCGACCGCAGCGATCGTGCAGTCGCCGAGGACGTCGTTGCCGTACATCGGCCACGACGGGACGCCGGTAGTCCAGTCGCACGACGGCGGCGTCGCGGGCAGCGCGACCGCCTCGTCGAGGTAGCGACCGAACTGCAGCGTCCGCGGGTCCTCGCGCCTCTCCTTCCGGCCGAGGCGCAGGTGCGCGAACGACCCCTCCCTCTCGAACTCCGGGTGAACCGGAACCTCAACCGTCGTCATGCGGTGCCTCCTGTAGCTCGTGGGTCGCGCTGGCTGCCAGCCGGTCGTGGAACCTATCGAAGGCGTCGGCTAGGTCCCGCGATAGGTCGTGCAGCGCCTGGAGCGCGAGCTGGTCGCGCGGCGACAGGTAGGGCCGGATCCGCACGAACGCGCCGCCGACCTCCACTAGTGGCGCTCCGGGGCGAGGACGTGGCTCGGGTCGCGGCGCTCCCCGTGCAGGAGCCGCCACAGCCAGCCGCGGTAGCCGTCCGGGTGGTGGACGCGGCAGACGGGGTGGCCGTGGTCGGGGTGCTCGTGCCAGGAGAGCCGCCAGCAGCGGTGTACGTGGCAGTTCTTCGCGCGCAGCAGCCCGAAGCCGAGCGCCGCCCACCCCGGCAGCGACCACAGGACGCTCCCCATCCATCCCGACCAGCCCGCGTACCCGCAGCCGCTGTGGTCGGTCGCGGAGCAGGTCGAGCCGCGCCCCTCCCGCATCGGGTGCCACAGCCACCAGTCCGCGAACGAGTGCCAGAGCGCGTGCATCCCGCCGACGAGGATACGACGCGCTACGGTCGTAGCTACATGCCGGCTAGGACGCCGAGGACGTGGCTCGCGCCCGTCCCCCACGTGTCGAACTCGTGCGCGTTCCGCTCGACCATCTCGCGGGCCGAGTAGTTGTGCGGCCAGCGCAGGTCGTGGACGATCCCCTTGTAGTAGCCGTTGTCGAGGGTCGCGACCGTCGCGGCGATCCCGGCGCGGCCGGAGGGGTAGTTCTTGACGCCGGCGCTGTTGTAGTCGGTCGCGCCCCTCCACGGCTCGGTCGTGTTGAGGGGGTTGAAGGCGGCGGTGCCGCCCTCGGCGCGCGCCCACGCCTTCAGGAGCCTCATGCTCGACCGGCGTACGGGGGCGTGGAGGCCGCGCAGCAGCCGGTAGCGCCAGAGCCGGGGCAGGTGTCTCCTCGTCATCGTTCCTCTCCTCTCGGACGGGCGGAGCCTACGCCCTCAGCGGCGCGGCGACAAGTAGGAGCCGAGCTCGGACAGGCCGCCGTTGCGGTCGAACACGGGGACGCCGAGCGCGCGGAGCTGGGCGTCCTCCGACCGCTCGACCCGTGTGCGTCGCCCCTGCCGGCGCGACGCGAGCGCCTGCTCGCGCTTCACCGCGGGGACGTCGCGGCCCTGGACGAGGCCGCTCTCGTCGTCTCGGAGCGTGCCGGGGAGCCGGCCGGAGCGGAGCCAGAAGACCCCACGGCGCTTCCGCTGTCCCCTCGCCATGCCGGGAGGGTACCGCCTAGTAGCCGTCCATGAGACCCTCGCCGAGCTCGACGACGCCGGGGATCTCGCCCTCCGTGGCGACGCCGCGGCCGTACCGCATCGGAGGCCTCCAGACGCGCAGGCTCGTGAACGCCCACACGAGCGCGTCCATCCTGCCCGGCGACTCCTCCGACGGCGTCCACGTCGTCAGCTCGTCCTCGAGGTCGGCGAACACGCCGAGGTGCCGGATCGTCGCCTCCTTCTCGTGCTCCTCGTCGCTCACGTAGAGGGCGGCGATCGGCTCGGCGCGCGTCCGCTTCCCCCTCGACGCCGACACGAGCTCGACGGGGACGGTCGGGTCGTACCCCTTGATCGTCAGCTCGACCATCTCTCCGCCGTTGTTCTTCTCCGCGACGATCCGGTCGGCCTGCCAGTCGTGGTAGGCGTCCACGGCAGCCGCCGCCCACGCGCGCGGGCCACCGCGCACCTGCGTCCGGTCGTCGAGCGTGTAGCCGAGCCGGTCCTCCCCGAGCCCGCACACGACGATGCCGGCGTTGTCCGCGGACTCGCCCGACGTCGTGTTCGGGTCGACGCCGACGATGATCTTCGTCATGCGCGCCCCCCACTCCTGCCGCAGCGCCTCGTCGCGCTGCCACCCGGCGGGCATCGGGATCCGGATCGCGTCGAGCATCGCGCGCGTCCACAGCGCCCCCTCGACGTCCTCGAGCAGCTCCGCCTCGATCTCCTGTCGGCCGGTGCGCGTCCCCTCGAGCGGCGCGACGACGGTCTGCCACCACGCCTCGGCGAGGTTCGCCCGGTTCTCGTAGGACGAGCCGGTCACCATCGCCAGCGTCCCCCGCTCGGCCAGCTCGGCGAGGTGCTTCGTCAGCTTGTTCGCCTTCGGCGTGGAGGTCAGCACCGCCCGCGGGTGCTCGCCGAGCCGCAGCCCCAGCTTGAGGTTCGACCACGTCGTGTCCATCTGGTCGCCCAGCCGGGCGTCCTTCCACGAGGAGACCTCCTCTCCCCACGCGTAGTGGTGCTGCGGGCCTCGGAGGCGGTCCGGCTCCTCGGAGGTGAACCCCTTGTAGATCGTGCCGTTCGCGAGCGTCAGCTCGAGCAGCGACTTGTTCCAGGCGGTCGAGCGTGCCCCGCCGAGCAGCTCGTCCGCGGGCAGCACGTTCAGGAGTCCCGTCTCGCCCTCGAAGCAGGTGGCGCGCACGTCGCCGAGCGTGGGCGCGACCACGGCGATCCGGCACGGTCGCTCCAGCCCGCGGTCCTTCACCCACTCCGCGCCGCTCAGCGTCTTCCCGTAGCCGCGGCCGGCGCGGATCCACCAGAACGTCCAGCCGCCCGGCGGGGCGAGCTGCTTCGGGCGAGCGCGCGCGTGCCAGGAGCCGCGCAGGTCGGCGGCGAGCTCGGCCATCGAGACGCCGAGCCGGTCGGCGTGCTTGGCGAGGAAGGCGCGCTGCTGCTCCCTCGGGAGCGAGCCGAGCTGCTCGAGCAGCGACGCCTCGACGACCACTAGCGGGCGCTACTCGCCCTGGGCGCGCCGGCGGGACTCGTCGCGCTCCTCGCGCTCGCGGCGCTTCGCCGCGACCTCGTCGATGTCGCGGAACAGCCCCTGGACGGCGTCCTCGGAGACGTCGCGGCGCTCGAGCGGGTCGGCGTCCTCGATCGGCGCGAACTGCGGTGCCTTCCCCCAGCCTCGGTCGGCGAGCAGCCGGGACGCCTCCAGCCGGTGTTCCATCTTCGCGGCGGGGTCCGACATGACGGACGCCCAGAAGCGGGCGAGCGCGAGCGCCGAGTCCTCGCCGTCCTCGACCGCCTGCTTGAGGACGTCGCGCGTCGCCGAGGCGAGTCCCTTCGGGCGGCCGCTCGGGTTGCCGGACTGCCCGGGGCGGAACGGCCGGCCGACGACGCGCTCCTCGTCGCCCTGCTTGCCCTTGCTCTGCTTGGTCTTCCGTTCGGCCTGCGCCACGCGACGAGCGTAGCGCGCGACTAGCGCCTCGGGAGGTCGTAGAACGTCCAGATGGCGTCGGGGTCCAAGGACGCAGGGAGCGTCCCGTAGGCGACGCGCTCGAGGACGAGCCGGTAGCCGCGGCCGGGCCTGTTCATCTCCTCGACGCCGATCACGAGGTAGGCGCGGCGCAGCTCGTCGGGGTCTCCGTCGGGGCCGTCCGCGTGGCAGGCGACGTCGCCGAGCTGCGGCTGGCGGCGTCCGCTGCGCGTCCACTCGGGGAACCGCATCAGCGTGGTGGTTCCTAGCGGCCGGTGGTGGCCGGGACGCCGCACCCTAGTGGAAGTGGCAGCCGAAGCACATGCTGTACTCCCAGCCCTCGGCGAGCTCGGGGATCGCGTCCGCGGCGGACGGGACGCAAAGCCTGCTCGATCCGTCGAACGCTCCCTCGGCGTGGTACCAGCCGCCGGCGACGGGCTCGTCGAGGCCGGGGTAGTCGTCCTCGAAGAACGCGCGACCGGTGACGACGACGTCGAAGCCCCCGCCGAGGAACGAGCCGAGCAGGTCCTTCTTCTGGAAGAACGACATCACGAACGACGCCTTGCTGCCGTGGTCGGTGCGCTTGGCGATCTGCTCGGCCGTGGGCCGGTCGCGGCCGACCGACACGTACTCGCCGCCCGGGAGCTTGGCCGACCTCACGGTGACCTTCCCCTCGAACGCCGTCCACGCGAGGTCGCTGTTGAACGAGAGCGATAGCAGCCTCGGCGGGCAGTCGAGACCCCGGATCGGGCTGAGGATGTCCGACTGGACGCTGCAGACGAACCGCGGGACGCGCCGCTTCTTCTTCTTGACCTTCTCGACCTTGTGGTCCTCCGCGGTCTTCGCGACCGCCGCGGCGAGGATCGCCGTACCGCCGACGATCTTCGTGACCCGGATCACGCGCGAGCCGAACCGGATCAGGTCGCCCTCGCCGAGGTGCGGCTGAATGTCGCCGGGGATCGCGATCTGGCTGGTGCTGCCGCCCCGGTCAGCCGCCGAGACGTCCTCCTCCGCGGAGAGCCTGTCCCGCCATGCGACGCCGGTCGTCGCGTACTCGGTCTCGTACCAGATCGCGCTCACGGCGCGTATCGTGGCACGCGTCCCCCGCGGGGCTAGAACGGCTCGAAGAACCCGGCGACCGGCTCGCCGACCCCGACCGGGACGCCCTGCATCTCGGCGCGGCCGAGCGCGACGAGCGGGTGCCTCACCCGGAACCGCGCCCGCGCCAGCCGAGCGCGGAGTCCCCGGCCCGGCCCGAACGTCATCACGGAGATCTGGCGCAGCCCGTCGGGGTCATCCGAGTCGGGGAACACCTCGATGGTCAGCATCTCGCCGGGGTACATGCGGAAGAGCGGCCCCCTGTAGAAGCCCTCCTCGTCGGGGACGACCGTGTCCGTGACCGTCCCGTAGACGTACGGGCGCGGACGCGACAGCGCGCCCACTAGACGCGCCCCGCCGCGAAGTCGGAGAGGACCTGCGGCGTCGCCGTGTCGAAGCCCACGACGTCGAGCATCCCCGCGTCGGAAGGGTCGGCGATCGAGAACCCGTTCGAGACCATGCCGACGACGGCACAGCGCGCCCCGATCCCGGACGCGTCGCGGTACCGGTCGAGCGCCTGCTTCGGGTGGACGCTCCCCGCCCACGTCTCGCTGTCGGTGAGGATGACGAACGACTCGAAGTCCTTGCCGGCCTCGGTCGCGTACAGCATCGGGAGCGCGCAGTCGGTGCCCCCGAACGGGAGGTTCGAGACCGCGCGGACGGCGTCGTCGAGGCGCTGCCTGGAGCTGAGGCCGAGCGGCGTCAGCGCCGCCGGGCCGCCGAGGTATCCGCCGCCGCGCCCGGAGGTGAATCCGACGACCTCGACGTCGCGCTCGACGTGGAGCGCGACGAGCGCGAGCGCCGCCGACGCCTCGCGCGGGGTCAGCGGCGACCCGGCCACGCTGCCCGTAGACATCGACCCGGACACGTCGAGGGCGAGGAGCGTCGACTTGCCGGTCGCCTCGACGTTCCCGAACGCGAGGTAGAAGGCCGCGTCGAGGGCGTCGACGACGGCCGGGAGCGGCGTCCACTCGCCCCGGCCGCGCAGGCCGCGACCGGTCGCGTAGGTGGAGAGCGCGACGAGGATCGCGAGCGGGTGCAGCCGAGAGCGGCGGATCGCGTCGGCGTCGGCGAGCTGGTCGAGGACGACGTCGCGCCAGCCGCGGTCGTCGAGGACGCCGATCCGCGTCATGTTCGCGAGGTTGCGGGTAAGCGCGCCGAGCGGCATCCCCGCCTCGAGCATCGCGCCCCACACGGCCGGGTCGGTCAGGTGCTCCGGGTTCAGCGCCTCCCGGGGCAGCCAGTAGTCGCGGACGAGCTGGGCGGTCCGCGCCGGCGTCTCGGCGCGCTGCGCCGCCTCGAACCCCTCGACCAGGTCGAACGGCGGGATCGCCGACGGCTCGTCCGCGCCGTGGGTCGCCCACTGGAAGAGCATGGCGCGCTCGACGTCGCGGGCGCGCGGGTGGGAGAGGCGGAGCAGGTCGCGGTGCGACCATCCGTCCCTCTGCCGGTACTTGACGAGCTGGTAGGCGAGCCGCTCGGCGTCCTGGCCGAGGTACCAGTTGGCGACCGCCCAGCGGGCGGCGCGGCCCCAGCCGCGGTGGAGCTCGAGGAAGCGAGCGAAGTGGTAGAGGTGCGTCCCGATCCGCGCGACGGCCGGGAGGGCCTCCGCGGCGGCGCGCTTCGTCGCGGCGTCGCCGTGCGAGATCGCGGCGGCGAGCGCGTACAGCGCCGGGTCGTTCGACGGGGCGCGGCCCGCCTCGCTGACGGCGACGACCTCCGCGACCAGGCGCTCCCCGTCGGAGCGGACGAGGTCGAGCAGGACTCCGACGTTCTCCTTCGTGAGCTGCCGCTCCGAGGCGTAGTACGAGCCGCCCTCGCTGCCGAGGACCAGGAAGCGGCGCAGCCGCGTCCACCCGTCGACGGCCCACACGAACCCGCCGGCGCTGTTCTCGACCTGGTCGGCGCGCATCGGCTCGGCCTGCGCGGTCTCGCGGGTCTGGTGCTGCTCGAGATAGGACATCGGGTCTCCTTCGGCAGAGGGACGGACAAGAGCCGCGGGCGTGTTGGTGGCGGCGGGACTCCGTTGGCAAGGTAACCCGTCGTCTCCGGCCCAGCGACCGCGCAAGCGTACACGAGACGGCGCTAGAAGTCGAGGGGGGCGTGTCGTCGCTTCCGGGTGCTTGGCGCTGACTGCCGACTCGTCGGCGTCGTCCTCGTGGTAACCCGGCCGCTCCGGCCCACCCTCGGCCGTCTCTGCCGAGAGACGAGCCGCGAGGATACCGCGCGGGCGTGATGGGGCGGTCGGTCTTGGCTGGCCTTCGCCCCGCCGCCCCGTGCTGTGAGGACGACGGCCGGGAATCGAACCCGACGTCTCCGAGAGATAACCGGCTGCCTCCGGCCCAGCGCGGCGGCCAGTCTACCCGACCGCCGCGCGGAGCCGAGGCGAGCTGGAGGTTCAGTGCGCGGGCGAGGGTGTGGAGATCGGTCTAGGCGCTCTACCGGCTGAGCTACCGCGACTGGAGCCGCGACCGGGACTCGAACCCGGGACCTCCCGCTTACAAGGCGATAACCGACTTCCTCCGGCCCAACGCGCCCCGGAGTCTAGCTCGTCTGGTCGGTCTCGGCGCCGCCGTTCACGAGCACCCGCGCCGTCCGGCTGACCATCTGGAGGGCCTCGTTGAAGTCGCGGAGGGTCGAGCGGGCGCGAGTTCGCGCGGCTGCGGTCGTCCAGGGCTGTCTCGAGCCGGTCGGCCTGCGTCGCGAGGTGCTGGCAGGCGCGCTTGAGCTGGCCTCGCCGGGCGCGCGCCGCCCTGACCTCCGGCTCCATCCCGTCGTCGAAGCCGCCCCCGTCCGGCGTCGGCTCGGGGGCGCGGCCCTCGCGCCGCTGGCGCTGCTCCTCCGCCACGACGGGGCGGCAGACGCCGCAGTAGCCGCGGTAGCGGCCGGCGCGGGCGACGTCGTCGGTGTGCTCGCCGCCGTCCTCGGCCCGACGGCACGGGCCTTCGTATGGGGCTGGCGCGGCGATAGGCCCAACCTAGACCTACGGCCGGACGGCCCCTAGACGCGCGCGAGCCGGGCGGCGCGACGGCTCAGCAGC